AGGAAGATGATAGTCTATCGTTCTTTGAGAAACTAGCTGAAGAAGATTAATTTATTCTTGGTAGGTTTGGGGCAGCTTCGGCTGCCCTTTTTTATGCAGGAGCAAATTGTCTACCACGTCTAGATCTATTTCTACTTCTAGATGCGGTTGGGGTTACGTTTGTTTGGCTAGAAACATTAGTTGAAGTTGGAGCATTAACATTAGTGGGTGCGATAGTTGTAACTACTACGTTCCCAGCTGCAGCAGCAGCCTGAGACGATCTCTCGTTAAGCTCAGCACCATCAGTGATAGGATTAGGGTCTTTAAGAACTACAGCAACTTCTTGTTCTTTATTCCCTTTACCGATAGTGTCGAGCGAAGATCTCTCGTCAGGCTCAGCATCAGTGATGGGATCAGGGTCTCTAAGACCCAGAGCAATTTCCTGTTCTTTATTTTCAGCAAGGATAGCATCCAGCGTAGCATTAAATTTATCATCCTTTTCTTTCTTTTTCTTCAAGCGCTCCACTTCTTCAGGCGGAAGCATAGGTTCGTCACCTTCAAGGTCACTTTGTTGCGCCAATGATCTTGTTAAGTTCTTGTCTAATATCTTATCCTTCTCTTTCTCAATATCGAAAGGAGAACTGATAGTATTGGGACCAAACATTGGAAGAAAATCTAGTGCGGAATTGACTATTCCGACAATACCATTCACAGCTTTCATGAATACTATTCGCATATTATCAAAGATACTAGAAAGACCGTTCTGTAAGAAGTCAGAAATACTGAATGAGTCAAGAGCTTCGGCAGCTTCATCGAATCCCAACTTGCCGAGTATCCATGAAGTTGCGCTCTTCAATAAGTCAGGAACAAATCCAACGATCGTTCCGAACAGCGCACTCAACCCTTCGGTGATTGCCAAGGAAACTGAACCAGTCTCTTTGAATGTTTGCCTCATTTGATCGAATGCTTCTTTTAACCCATAAAGAGCTAAAGCCACACCAGCAGCAATTGCCACGAATGGAGCAGCAGCGATAAGGGCGGGCATTAAAGCTGCACCCTGAGCTGCGATTGCCGCACCTACAGCACTCATTGCGCCAGCAAGCACTCTTGCGTATTGTACGATTTTACTTTTGGCTTGAGCAACGAGTGGCTTGGCTGCTTCTAACATTCTGATGGAGGTGGCTTTGATAGCCAGCCCGAGACGCTTAGCATGCGGTGCTATTTTCTCATAACCCTTTTGAGCCATTTCCTTAGCAGAAGCAAATAATTTTTTGGACACATCAGCTATTCTTGCGCCCATTCTCTTAGCACCTTCAACCATCGTTGTTGCTTTTTCTTTCAGCCCTTTGGCGACGGTGACGAATTTCTCTTTGGCAGCCATGAGGGATTCTTTAGTTTTTTTATATCCCTCAACAAGTGCGTTGACACCTTTCTTCATTGCACCATAAGCTGCAATTAATTTCTTACCGCTCCAAATCGCGAAGAGTGCAATACCAATCTTATCAATATGCTTGACGATGAATAATCCAAGATCAACAATACCTTTGGCAAGAACCACAAGACTTTTGCCCAACACCCCTAATCCTACTTTGACCTGGTCCCAATACTTCACGACCAAAGCAATGGCACCAATGATAGCTCCGCCAATGAATGCCTTCTTCAAAGTCTGAAGCAATCCGCCTTTGATTCTGGTTGTCAGCTTTCCTTCTTTGGCTTTCTCGTCAGCTTCAGCTTGGTCTTTGCGTGTCGCCTCAAGTCTATTTTCCGCATCAACCAATAGCGCCTGTTGGTCTACATTATAAGAAGCCTTCATGGTATTTGCTATAGAAGCCAATACGCTAGTTTGATTCTTTATCTTAAGACCGAGTGCGCCCAATCCGCCACGGATACTTCTTTGCAAAGTTTCCCTGTTTTGATCAGCGTTATCGTTTGTTTGCGTGTCAATAGTTGGCAGTGCCATATCCTATACCTTACTTTTTAGTCCAAGCTTGTGCGCCAAAGAATGCAGCAACAATACCAGCAACAGCTACAAAGTATGTTGGCGCCATATCACCTAATGTCTCTTGAGCCTGATCTAACCCGACCAGTGATGCAATTACTACAGCGAAAGGATAGAGAAGTAAACCACCTAGTGCGAACCAAGTCATATTTCTCTGTGCATCTCGCATAGCGTCTGCGTCTTCAAGTTCTTTGCGTTTAAACTCAAGATACATTTGTTCTTCTTCTTTTGATACCTTTCCATCACCATTCGAATCAGCTGGATGGAATACTTTCTTTTCTTCTTCTGTCATTTGTTTTGCCTTTGTTGTTCTTCTTGTTCTTCTAAATGGTTCTTTAACAAAGCAACATATATATCTCGTTCGAACGGCATCATGTTATCTAGTTCTGTGAGGCTATACTTATGATGATGCATTAAAGCAAAGTTCATCTGGTACATATTTGATAACGAATTATGTACCATGCTTAGGTAAAAAAACTTTCTAGACCCTCTAGCACTATACTGTCTTCTTCACCGCATTCCGAGCAAGTCCATGTTATTTTATGGGATAGCTTCGGCATACTTTCAAAGAAGTCAGACATCTTTTTAAATTGTCTTGCGTCAAGGCGTTCGACCCATTGTTCTATTTCTTTCCGAGAGAAGTCATGATACACTTCTTCCGAATCGTAAATATACTCAATACAATTTGTTATCATATTAAACATACCAGTAGCAGGATCTTTTTCGTCATTCGGAACGTCAGCCAATCCAGGGTAACGAACCTTAATACCAACTTCGTCAGTTATCATGATCTTACCATCAGAAACTGGACCAGATAGTCCTACCGAATCCAAGTCAACTTCATATTCTGTTCGGTGTTTACACTCACCTTTGGTATGTCCAATTTTAAGTTCAACCTTTTCGCCCACAGACTTTCCTCGTAAGCGTAAGAACAAATACTCGACATCAAATGTAGACAACTTACTAACATCTACATCATCAATAATACAGTTCTTCAAAATCTTTGATATGGCAGAATTGATTTCACCCATATCTTCACCTTCCAAAGCCATAAGAAGAATCTTTTCTTCCTTGACCAAGAATGGTCTATATCTTATTTTCTTACCCGTCGAAGGGACTTCCGTTATAAACTCGGGCGTAGAAACTGTTGGTAACGCCATAATATTCTCCAGTTAATATAAAATAATTTAAAATTGTAACGCACTTCTAATCGAAGCAACTCTGTTATTTATGTTACCAACAGCAGCATTAATTTGACCGCCAACTGCAGTTGAGCCAACTATACTTCCAAGGCTTGGTATATTCAAACTTCCACTTATGCCACCAGTTCCAAGCCTGACCGAAAACCCAAATCCCTTTTCTGGTTGATCTTGTTTTGTGAAAAGGCACTTGTAGTTTCTATAGGCAAATGTAACGCCCATTCTTACAGCACCGTCTTCAGCCCAGTTCATTGTGATTGGGTTTACGATTAAAGGGTATGCTTCGTTTAATGTGTGTATTGAATGTAGGTTTCCGTGTGAGCCATATTGGCGTATCTCTATGGTTCCGGCATAGTCGTCAAAGTATTTTGTATTATACTGCGCTTGCCCATCAGAAAAAGCGCCAGTCCCGACCATTTTCTCTTGCCATATTTCAAAGTATTCCTTTTCTCTCATATCTTGACTGACGAGAAACTGAACAGTTACGTCACCATAGATTGCTCCATAAGCAACCTTATTCACTGGTCCATAATTTTGGAATTTGTGTTCAACAGAAGAAATGCTTCTTCCAGGAATATCTACAGTTTCTGCTCGATAAGAAAGTTCACGCTCAGTTTCAATATCCCCACCACCTTGAATGAACACTTCAAAGTGAGAGGGCTTGGCGAATCCGCTCTTATTGAGCGATGCTACCATGTCGTTGACGTTAAATCCCATTAGATCATTTTCCTGCTGTCTGACCAGACTTTAGTTTTCTTAGCTTTTTGGAACCTTTCAGTTGGTAGGAATAACGCAGTATCCCATTCGGTAGAATTAATCTCAATAAACTTCGACCTGACCTGAGTATTGAGATAATGCTTAAAGGTTGGTTTAAAAAACTTGTATTTGCTAGCACTATTTAGTATATCATATGACACTTTTAGCTTTGTAGACTCATCATATTTCGTATTATTTGTAATATCATATAGTGAATCCATCAATCTGGCTCTGAGTTGAGGTGGGAGATAATGTAAATTTATTCCATAGAAGCCACCAGGAGCTGGTCCAACCATAAAGATCAGCGGAAATCTATCATAGTATGGTAGTGTTTTGGCACCCTTGGGTTCATAATTGAAATGGTACATCCTTCCGATAAGAACACGAGCTTTGCGATTATCAGATGCGCTGCTTTTAATTATATTTGCTGGGTAAACAGCAGCACTTCTCTGCTGACGTGCCTTCTGCCTAAACCAATCCCTCGCAGCTTGAGTGCGGTTTGGTACCTGCCCTTTACGAACACCTGCTGCGAGTATATCATCAAATATGGTAGCGATAGCATTTGCCTCTTTATTATGTACTATTTATTCCTTTTGTACAGCTCTTTTTCAGTGAGTATTTGAAATTTCCATCCACGGTCTTTACAATATTCAACCGCTGCTTCCCATTTGGCTTGGTTGACTCCCCATGTTTTGACTTCACTTAGATATTTTTTAGTCAGTCGTTTCTGCGCTTTTGGTGCGTGGGTCTGAGCGTAAGGCTTCACTTCAATCATAATCGTTTCTCGATTCTTCGTTCGGATAACAAAATCGACAAAGTAGCGGTGCTTCTTGCCATCGATTGGCGATCGATACCCTATAGGAAACGGTTCTGATGCCCACCAAACTATATCTGGGTTCTTATCAAAGTATGACATGCAGTTTAGCTCCCAGCTTGAGCGATAAATAATATCTGACGTGTCTCCTTTATATTTCTCAGGAAACTTGCACTGATATTTTCCTTTATAAAATTGAGCCATACACTGCTTATAAATAGATGCGTCAACGCATATTTATACAGGCTCGTCTAATGAAAATAAACCTGAAACAAGTATCATCTGGTATCAAATCTACAGTAGCTTCAGCCAAAGGTAAACTGGAGAATATTGCTGGAGCAGCAGGAATTGGTGGGTTCTCCGTTTCGGCTGGGAGCAATGGGATTTCTATTAATGCCAACTTCAATTCATTACTAGAAAAAACTAAGATAGGGAATTTAGTCAACTCCCCTCTAGCTGACCTTTATGATAATAGTAAGGTTAAAGAACCGCTACAGTTTCCTGATGATTTAACCAACGAACACTTTATGATCTTCACAGTCAAGAACCGTGTTCGACAAAGCAGAAAGGATGTTGCCGAAGATTTGACTATTAGGAATATTGTATTGCCGATACCAAGCAACTTGCAGACTACATATGGTGCGCAATATGAGAACTCTGATCTGGGAGCTCTTGGTGCCGGAGCTGCTGGAAGAATTTCTGCTGATCAGGTCACCGCTGCTGGTAATGATATATCCGATCTAATTTCTTCTAGAATTTCTTCTACAGTTGCAGCATTTAAGTCAGGCGATACAGACGCCCAAGTTCAAGCTGGCGCCCCAGTGGCTGCAGCGGTAGCCACAGCTGCAGCGGGAAAGATAGGAGGCGGTGCTGGCGCAGCTTTGGGTGGTGCGTTTACTGGAGGTGCTGTGGTTCAAGGAATTGCTCTTGACGAAGGATTAGCAGTTAACCCACACATGGCTGTATTATTCAAAGGCGTTGACATGCGCGAACATGGGTTTACTTATAAGTTCATTGCTAGGAATGCTGAAGAGTCTATAGCAATTCAGAAAATAATAAGCGCATACAAATTCCACATGCACCCAGAATATGCAGCAGGCTCTCTCGCCTTCAAATATCCAGACGAATTTGAAATATCATTCGCTGACGCCATCGCAGGGAACTTGTATAAAATAGGAACTTGCGTGTTGAAGTCGATGACTGTAAATTATAATGGCGAAGGAATACCACTATTCTTCCAAGATACTGGCGCTCCAGTTTCAGTTGAGATTCAATTATCGTTCCAAGAAACAAAGATAATTACACGTGGAGATTTAGATTCTGGTTTACCGCAACCAAATAATACAGCACCAGAGGGTAGTAAGTAATGTCTAATTATTTCTCATATTTCCCAACAACAAAGCACGATTTGACAAATAGAGGTCAGACAGTCGAGCTAACTAATATCATGAGAAGGTTCAAGATACCGAGCCATCTTTCGGAAAGGACTGACGCTTACTATGAATATGATATTCAGGAAGGGGATAGACCTGATACTATTGCTGAAAAATATTATGGCGATTCAAACTATGCTTGGTTGGTCATGCACTTTACAAACATTGAGGATGTTCATTTTGATTGGCCACTATCAACATTTGATTTTGAAGAATACATAAAGGGAAAGTATGGTTCTATCTCTGCAGCCCAAGCCGAGATTCATGAAAATAGAATATATTTGTCCAAAACCAGAAACGGGATTTCTGTTCCAGCTGAAGGGGAGGTTCTGATTGACGGATCTGTATTGGCTGAAAGGGTGGTGGTAGTTGACCAAGCCACATATAATGCAACCCCATCTAATTACCAAAAACAATCATTGAGCAAGTATGATTATGAGGTTGAGCTGAACGAAAGCAGGCGTTCTATAAAATTACTAGATAAAAGGTACTTGCCCCAAGTTAGGGATGAGGTTGAAGATATTCTAAGGAATGGCGTTTAATGTCAGAGTCTATAGGCGGATATAAGCACGCAGGCGACGTTGATGTCCGATCATTTAAACTAATCACAGCCACTGGTCAAGTTATAGATCTTAAATCTGTAACGATTGAATTCAGCGTGTACCAAAGTTTATTTGAACACTATTTACAATGCGACCTAGTCATTAACGATTCCCTTGGTCTGTTAAATACCATAAACGAAATTAAAGATGGCGTGACTCAGGGTGGATTTTCTGGCGGTGATATGCTGGTCGTTTCATATAGATCTAATGACGACAGCTTACCTTATAAGAATCATGTATTTGCATTATATGAGATGGCCAATAGAAAGCGAATAGAAGAAAACAGCGAAGCATATTTCCTTTCAGGAATTAGCGTTGAGGCGTATGTTTCTGCTGGTCAAAAAATATCTAGGTCTTATGGTGGCGCTGCTGGTAACGATATATCATCAATGATTCAAAGCATAACTGATGAGTTTGTATATAGCTCAAGCGCCAAAGGAGTGCATTCCGCCCTGAAGGAATCTGTTAAGTTCAGGGTACAAAAGCAAAATCAATTTGATGCGACAAACGGAAATCACAAGTTTGTAATACCCAATTTGACAGTAGACGATACAATTGATTTTCTTTGCAAGGAATCAGATTCTGATGACCACATTCCATACTATTTGTTCTATGAAGATAGCAAGGGTTTCAATTTTAAAAATTTAGGAACATTGGTATCACAAGAATCTAAAGAAACATTTACATATGCACCCTCAAACTTTTCAGGAGTGTATAAAGATAAAAAGAAAGATGATTATACTGAGGCGACAAATATAAGGTCATTTGAGGTTATTAGTCAATCTGACTTTTTGGGCAATTTAGAGGCAGGGTTATACCAGTCAAGAAATATATTCATAGACCCATTAAGAAAGAACAAACGAGAAGTTGTCTATAAATATGACGACTATATATCAAAATTCAAAAAGTTACAAAAGTTCAAGATTGCGGGCGATCAAATTGATGGCGACCCAATAGTAAGGATGCACACTTCTAGGCATGATCACGAGAACGATTCACTGTTTTCCGTAGAAGCCCCTTCAACTAAAAAGTTTAGTGAACATTTGGCGCAGGGTGAGGCATATTACTCTCATATTTTTAATACCCAGCTTGAGGTCGTTATTCCTGGTGATAGTGAATTGGACGTTGGTGACGTTATAACATTGAGCATACCCCCAGCATCTAACGTATTAGACCAAGTAAATGTTGACGATAAATACTTGAGCGGCTC